GAATACCGCATCAAGCCTGAACCAAAGCCTGATGTTGTTTATAAATTTGAAGTTGATAAGTATAAACATTTCCATCAAATTGACACAGTTGCGGGGATGGCTAATCTAAAACTAACTTTTGATGGCGAAACAGGCGAACTTAAATCAGCAGAGGTGTTGAAATGAATAAACCAGTAGCGTGAGCAATAGATGTAACTGGCAAGATAAAGAAGAAGGGATCTCTTAATTACCTTTCTTGGGCTTATGCTGTTGATGAACTTCTTATGCATGACCCTACCGCTACTTGGGAGTTTCCTGATCCAAAATTCTACAATGATTCATGCATGGTCTTTTGCAATGTAACTGCATTTGGCAAAACTATGCGGATGCATCTACCAGTAATGGATCATAGGAATAATGCAATCAAGCAGCCTGATGCAAGAAAAATTTCGGATGCGCAGATGCGCTGCCTGACTAAGTGTATAGCCAGCTTTGGAATTGGATTGTTTATTTACCAAAATGAAGATCTACCGCCTGATGAGCAAGAAGATCCGCAAGAAGAAGCCACAACCTACATTGGCAAAATTCAGGCAAGCTCTACCCCTGCCGAGTTGCGAACTGCCTTCTCTGAAGGTTACACAAAACTCAAGAAATTTAAAAGTCTTGCAAATACCCTAAAAGATGCTTATGACATTAAGAAGGGAAAGATGAATGCGACTAGCTGATGAACAGCCTGATAATGTGTGCCATGATTGCGGAACTAAATGGGGAACTCAAAAACCAAAGCACCATGAATATAGATGCTGGATTGATTCCTGTGATGTATGTGGAAAATTAAGCGCTGTTATTGATGCTAGTGAATGGGGTTATTTGAAAGATGGATGGAATAAAAAAGAAGTTTTGTAGTAGTTGCCAAGCAATGCGCAATGAAGATGGCTTTAAATTAGTAGAAACAGGAAGCAAGATCAGAAGATGGAAATGCGAATTCTGCCTTGCTAGACAATCTCAACAAAGATATAGGAGTAAGACAAATGAAAGATGATTACATTTACACACCTAGCACTACAGATATTACTATCAGATGGCGCAAGCTGTATAACTACATTCCTGCTAGTGAGCAGCCTTACTATCAAGCCAAATGGAAACAGTTTAGAGAGTTGATGAGTAGAACTTTGGATGATGTCAATGCTGAGAAACCTCTAGAAATTTATCCTTTTAAATGGAAGCGGAAAAATGATAGATAATAGACTTTGCTTAGAAGCATTCAATAAGCTAGATACCCCAGTAGAGAATCCTGAAGATTTCTTTGCCCTTGGATGGAAGGCAGCAGTTGAAGCTATGAGCAAAGAGCTACAAAAGCAATTTGAAAAGGATGGGGAAACTCAACTGATTCAACTCAATGAACCACAAATAGATCAGGAAGATAGAGAATGAGAGAAGAAGATTATGCTGAACTGTATTTAGATACTAAGCTGGCTGTGAATAGTGTCTATAGATTTTGCCTTACTAAGCATTGGGATGATGCTTTGAAAGCAGCGCAGGCAGGAGAGCAGTTTTGCAAACAGTTACAGGAACTAATTAAACTCAAACAGGAAACTAAATGACCACCTTCACTACTGAAGATAGAGTAGAAGCAACAAAGATTGAGCAAGGCTCTGATGCATGGAAGGCGCTTAGAGCAGGCAAGGTTACAGCTTCTAGAGTTGCAGATGTGTTATCTAAGATCAAATCAGGAGAATCAGCAGGGCGCAAGAATTACAGGATGGATCTTGTAGCTGAGAGATTAACTGGCAAGCCAGCAGATTCTTTTACTAACTCTGCAATGCAATGGGGAACTGAGCAAGAACCATTTGCTAGGATTGCTTATGAAACTTATAAAGGGCTATTTGTTGAGCAAGTGCCATTTGTGGATCATCATACTATTGAATGGTTTGGCTGCTCTCCTGATGGCTTAGTAGCGGAAGATGGGCTATTGGAGATCAAATGCCCCAATACAACTACTCACCTAGAATACTTACAGGATGGCAAACCGCCTTCTAAATATATCCCACAGATGATGGCTCAGATGGCTTGCACAGGGCGCAAATGGTGTGATTTTGTATCATTTGATCCTAGGCTGCCTGAAGATCTTCAACTGTTTGTAGTGCGCCTGAATTGGGATGATGCATATATTCAGGAAATGGAAGCAGAAGTTAAGCAATTTTTGAATGAAGTAGATGCAACACTTTCACAGTTAAAAAGGAAACTAAATGGCAATTAAATATGACCTTATAGCAAAAAGCGGAACTTACAAAGATCAAACCACAGGCGAAGATAAGACTAGATGGGTTAAGTGTGGAGTTGTAATGGATACCCGCCAAGGCGGACTATCAGCCAAGATTGAATCTCTCCCTGTAAATTGGGATGGCTGGCTTAATTTCTCTGAGCCAAAGCAGAAGGATAACTTCAAGCCAAAAGGAGATGATGAGATGCCAAAGCCTAAGAAAGATGGCATTGATGATCTTTCAGAAGATATTCCATTTTAAGGATAGATATGGAACAGGAAATTAGAGAATTGGTGCAAAAGTTTATTAGGCAAGGGCAAACTCTTGAAGCGATCAAAATAGCGCTAACAGATCAAGTAGTTATTATTGAGCTTGCAGAGCCTTTGATTAAAGCTAAAGAAGAAGCTAATTTAGCGCCATGAAATCTAGAGAGATAAGCTCTATCCTTCACAGGGTTTTGACCAGTTCTCCGCTTATCAAACTGGCATGAAAAATATTGCATCTTTCTTAGATCGCCAAAAAATAGTCAATCATGGCGAAATACTTTTTGAGAAATATTGCACACAGAAAAACTACAAGTATCACAGGCTAGGCTTTGAAGAAAAAAGCAATGAAATAGATAACTATTGGAAGCTTAATACAATGATCAGGAATCTGCCTGATTACATAGTAAATACTGGCAGAGATACTTTTGTAGTAAATGTAAAAGGAACTGGCAATTTCAAAAAAGAAGAAATAGATAAGATTCCGCTATTTCTTGAGTGGTATAACACCAAAGAATTCTCTCTAGTATATGTATTCTGCTTTGCAGAGAAGAAGCCTATAATGGTTTACCCTGAGAAGGTAATTCAGCTTTATCAGGAAGCTGGCATAGATAAGCAATGGCAGGATGGCAAGATCTACAGATCTTTAAATTTCTCTAAGTAATACTTCTTCTGTTTTCTTAGTTTTATAGATCCTGTCCATTAGCCCAGTTTGCCCGCCATTTATGCGCTTGGTTATCTCTTGGTAATCATCCACATCTGCAAGCGAATTTAAGCCCTTTTTAGACCAAAAATGACCAGCAGATAAGGCTGAGTATTTGGGAGTGATTAAAAGCTCAGGCATAGCCACTAAATCAACTCCTAGGGCATCTCCTGTCCTTTTATAGTTCTCTTTAAAGGTAAGCTGAATAATTCCCCTGCCCCTGTATTTCCAGCCATCCCCATCTTCTGTATTGCCAAATCTGCCACCATAGACCTTATTTGCTATCTTCTCAGGGTTTCTAGCATATTGTTGGGCAATCTCTAGGGTAGGAAATCTAGATCCCCAAATGCTCATTAAGCCCTGCGCAGAGTAGTTTAGATTTTCCTCTAGAGTTTTGAACCAATTAGATTCATGGGCGCATTGCCCTATAAAGTGCGCCTGCCTTTTTATGGTGTTGATTTCATACCTATCAAAGGTTTCTTGCAATGCATCATACCAGTTAGCATGAATGCCTAAAGCAATTAAATGCTCTGAGTTCATTTCTTAGCAAGATTAGCCATAATGCGACTGCCAAAAAGGAAGCCAAATGCAATATTGGCAGCTTCTAAGCCTATGCGCTGGATGTATGGATCTACAGGCAGATAAATAGTAGTAATTCCCAAAGCAATAACTACTAAAGCGCCAATATACCTAGCAGAAGCCCTTAGATCTATTACCCATTGGCTAGGCTGCCCAAAAGGATTATCTAATTTGGCAAGAGCTTCAAGCCTAGAGATCTCAGATTTATCTAACTCAATTTGCTCTGCAATAGTAGTAGGGCGAACTCCGCCAGTAAATTTGCCAATGATTTGCTTAATGCCTTCTATGCCTACAGGAACTAATGCGCCAATGATGGTTTCTAAGATCATGCTTACTCCAAATTCTTAATTAGGATGCCTTCTGCTGCTAAAGCTACATCATTTGTAGAGCTACTAGATTTGCATTGCAACTGCAAATTAAACTTTTCCGCATAAGCAAAAGGAAGCCTGCGCTGCACTTCAAACTGTGAGCTAGTAAATGTAGCCTGCGCCACATCAAAAGTAGCAGTTAAAGTAGTTACCCTATTTCTAAAAGAAATATATTGATTTCCTGTAGCTGTAGCTGACCAGCCATTGATTCTATAAAGATAGAAGGTGTGTCCAGCAGGAACAGTATATTGCGCCATTTGTGTTCTACCTACACCATCTGTAATCTGCGCATAAACTGTTCCGTCATAGGAAGCAGTAATATTGCCAATAATAGTGCCATCTCCAGCACTCATAGAATTGATGCGCAAGAAAGCATTTGTAGTAGTTACTGGAGTAGTTCCATTAACAGTTATAGATTCTGTAATTGAGTTATAACTGGCATCTAACCCTGAAATAATAACAATCCTGCCTGTATCAGAAGCGGAAGTAGAAACTATAGATAATTGATGAGCAGAAGATAAAAAAGGATATTGAGTATTTAGTTCCCAAGGAGTAATAAAAGAAGTGCCTACAGATGTATTAAATCCAAAGATATTAACTACTGAATGACCTCTAATTTGTCCTCTAGCTACTTGTAATTCAAATGGCTCTGATTTATTCCATTTGGTTAGAGATTCATTTACAAAGCTCATTTTTTAATAAATAGATCTGCAAGATAAGTAATCATTCCGCCACCTACAGAAGCTACACCCATAAGCGCCCATAATGAGCCTTTTGATCTCTCAGCCATAGCAAGTAGCTTTTTAATATCAGATTCCATTGCATCTACTTTTTTTTCCATCTGCTCAAATTGAGCTACTAGCTTGCCATATTTGAACTCATCAAAAAACTCATCAGCCATGATTACACCTTTTTGCGGACTGTTTTTTTAGTTGCTGTTTTCTTAGCTGGCTTTTTAACAGCAGGCTTGCGCTTTGGCTTTTCTTCTTCAAACTCCCATTTCATAATAAGATCTGAGAAGCTAAGTTTTTTGGTATAGCCTAGCTTATCCATTACCCAATCAAGAATTAGCATTTTTATTTCTCCAAGGAAGGAAATGATAAATCTAATGCAGCAAGATCTTCTACAGATTTAACAGCTTTAATTTTAGCTTCTAATTCATCAGCTTTGGAAATAATTGATGCTCTGTAATCAGCAATAGCAGTAGGAAGATCAACATCTCTCTCTGCCTTGCGGATTACCATCCAATCAGATTGAGCAAGAATAGAGCCAGCAGTAGCTTTTACTTGAGCTACAAAGTTAGACTTTAAGCCTTTAGTAACTACTTGCTTATCTGTATCTTCCATTTCCTTAGTTACAGGATTGTATTTTTGAATATACAAAGGAGAGCCATCTTCTTTAAATTCAGGCTTATCTTCTAAGGCTTTAGGATTATTAATATCACCATTCCAGTAGAAGCGATCATCTGCCCTTACAGGATCAGCAACTTCTGTAATTCCAATGGCTTGCTTTTCAGCAGGAGTAGAAAGTCTAAGCCAGTTGCTTGGGTATTGATTTCCATCTTTATCAGTAAATGGTGTATCTACTGCTAAAGGGT